GTTAGTTGTTAGACCATCAATAAGACCAGTCTTATAATGTTTACGGACAATATCAGTTTCCGCAGTATCTAAAAAGATTTTCATTTCTATTTTTTAAGTTAATTATATAGTGATTAGTCTTTGAGATATTCTTCTATATGTTGTAATGAAACTATTTCTAGTTCATCAGAATCATCTATTTCAATCCACTCTTCAAATTCTTCATGTAATGCTTTTGCATTTTCCATAGGAATATCTGAGTCGATTTTATCCATAGACCACTCACGTACATGAGCAACGATGTCTTCAGTCGTCTGTTCCATAGTAATCTTTTCTGAAGTACCTTGAGAGGATGTTACTATTATAGTACTTTGGTGTTCCGTCGTCAAGTTGCTCTGTAAGAACTCCGTGTGCAAAGAGTTGTCGGGTTTCTTCAAAGTTTGTTTTTCCTTTTGTATGATGTAGAGATAAGATAGTTCGACTAAAATTTTCTCTGCCCATCTTCCCAATCTCTTCTTTAAGTTCTGGACAAGACCCATAATACTTCTTCCAATCAGATTCAGATTTTACTTTGCGTTTCTTACCCTTTGGGGTTCTAAACTGCCAGAAGTATTTACGTCCGATGTATTCTCTTCCGTTGGTCTTATTTATGATACTATAAACAAATCCGTAATATTCGTTAATATCAGTTGATTCAAATACTTTTTTATTATATCTCCAAGGATTCTCATACTTAATAGTCATACTCATCAAGGACTTCCAATGCATTATTTAGAATGCGTTGGGCAGCACCTCTTTGTCGAGCATCCCATTCAGGATACCACGACTCATTGGCAAGACCAGCTTTCATGCCGTTAAGTCTTGCCTTCATGTCTATTTTTTTAAGTCTTCCGTTCATGTACTCTCTATACCTCGAATCGGGCCAAGGACAACTTGCGTATCGTCTAGGAAATATCATAGCAATATTTATTGTATTAGTCTAGATTATCTTCTTGTTCTGTCAGTATAACACAATCTGATTGTGGCATAGCAACACAAAGAAGTGACCATCCTTCTTCTAACTGGTCATCATCTAAGAATGATTGCTCTTCATTATTAACCTCTCCTTCTAATACTTTTCCTAAACAAGCAGAACATGCTCCTGCTCTACAAGATGAAGGAAGATCTAAACCTGCATCTTCTCCTGCTTCTAAAATATATTGATCCGCTTCACAGTCAAATGTAGTCTCTTCACCATCAGGAGATTTTAATGTTATCGAGTAAGCCATGTAAAATATATAAGTTAATGTTATTTATTATACACTCTATAATTTAAACCCACTAAATGTGTCCTTTTTAACATCTTGTTTGATTCCACCAACCATATAAGACTCAACTTCTGTCTCTTGTGGTGCTACTTGCAATCCTTTAGAACTAATCCAATGCTCAGTCCAAGGTAATGGGTTGTTCTTAGCAGCAATATCATACTGTGGTTTTAATCCAATTCCTCTTAGTCTCTTATTAGCAATAAACTCAACATACTGATGAAGTAGTTTATCATTTAGACCAATCATACTACCATCTTTGAACAAATACTCTGCCCACTTCTTCTCTTCATTGACACACTTATCAAACATTTGATATGTCCACTCCTCCTCTTCCTTTACTATTTCTACCATCTCTTTATCATCACCCTTTTTCCAATTGTTTAATATATTTTGGGTGATGGCGAGGTGTTGGTTCTCATCTCTAGCGATAAGGGAGATAATTTTTGCTGACCCTTCCATAAGTTTGAGTTCACCAAAGGCAAAGCTGCAAGCGAAAGAAACATAAAAGCGAATACCTTCAAGGATGTTAACATTGGCAACTGCACGATAAAGTTTACGTTTTAATTCTTTCATCTCTAAAACAGGTAGAGATGTGTTCAATGAGGGATCAATATCTTTCCAAAGACTACTCTGCCCCCATACCTGTGCTTCATTAATAAAGTCATCATATGACTCAGTTACACTAGCAGCACGTTCTAATATCTTTGGTTCTTTAATTATAGTATCTAAAACTTCTGATGGGTCAGCATATACATTCTTAATCACATAAGTATATGATCTGCTATGAATCATCTCCATGAAAGACCATACTTCCATACACGCTTCAAGTTCAGGAAGAGAACAATATGGTAAAAATGCCATACCAGGTGCTCTACCTTGTACAGAATCTAACATAATCTGGTACTTCAGATTAGAAGTATAAACATGCTTCTGCTCTGGTCTCAATGTTTGATAATCTCCACGATCTTTCTGTAGAGATACCTCTTCAGGTCTCCAGAAATACCCCAACTGTTGCTTAGTTAGATTCTCAAATTGTGGATATTTAAAATTATCATAACGTTGAACACCTAAAGGTTTACCAAAAAACATAGGTTGTTTCTTGGTGTTGACATCTTCTGTATTGAAGACGGTCATTCCTTTTAATTTAGATGGCACAGGATTCACACTCCTCTTCGTTAGCGTTTTCTAGGTCTTCAAGCAAATTTTCTAAACTAGATTCATCTATTTCATCAGATTTCATATCATTAGTGTTTTGATAATAACTAGTCTTCCATCCATACTTATATGTTGTCAAGAGATCTTGTGCCATTACACTAACAGGCACTTCAGCATTTTCATAATGCTCTGGATTATAAGACCAGTTCCCAGAGATCGCTTGATCAAAGAATTTCTGCATCACAGAGACAATATTTATGTAACCAGTGTTGTTCGGCATTTCCCACAACAAGGTGTAGTTATTCTTTAAAGACCCATATGACGGAACAATCTGCTTAAGTGGTCCTTTCTTTGATTTCTTAATGGACAGGTAGTCTCTAGGAGGCTCGATTCCGTTTGTGGCATTGCACACAACGGAACTGCTCTCCGATGGCATTTGTGCAGACAGTGTTGAGTGCCTGAGACCGTGTTCCAAGATAGATGCCCTAAGAGATTCCCAATCATGTTGTAATGGTTGTGAACAAATTTCGTCTACGTCTTTCTTATATGTATCTATTGGTAGAATACCATCTGAATACTTAGTACGTCCAAAGTTTTCACACCATCCTTTCTCTTTAGCAATCTCATTAGATGCTTTTATCAAATAATATTGGAAAGATTCTGCAAGTCCATGAACAGCATCCCATGCTTCTTGAGAACCATAATCATATCCCAGTTTAGCAAGATAATGTGCTAGACCTATAAATCCTACTCCAAGACTTCTACGTGCCTTTGTAGCGATTTCTGCTGCCTTTACAGGGTACTGTTGATAGTCTATCAACTCCTCCAATCCACGGACTGCAAGGTCACATAAATCTTCTAATTCCTCATCTGACCTTATTTTACCTACATTAACTGCACTTAAAATACAGAGTGCAATCTCTCCAAGGTGATCATCAATATGAGTAATAGGATATGTAGGAAGAGTTATCTCCTGACATAAGTTACTCATCTCAATCTTATCTTTAAAGGATGAGTGCTCATTACAATGGTCTATATTCATAATATAGATACGACCAGTCTCTGCTCTCTCCTTTAATAGGTCGAGGATAAGTTCTTGGGCTCCGATGGTTGTTCTAGGGACGGATTCATCAGATTCGTAACGGCAATATAAGTCATCAAACTTATCGGTCCCAAAACTCTCATACAACCCAGGACAATTATGAGGGGAAAATAACGAGATTTCTTTATTTTGGATAAAACGTTCATAGAATAACTTACTTAATTGAATACTATAATCTAATTTTCTTACTCTATTGTCTTCCGTACCTTTGTTGTTTTTGAGGACGAGGATGTCTTCGATTTCCTGATGCCAGATAGGAAAGTGGACAGTTGCTGAGCCACCTCTGATCCCGTTTTGAGTGCAACATCTGACAGTTGATTCAAATTTTTTAAGGAAGGGGACAACACCTGTGTGCTGAACTTCTCCACCTCTGATTTTAGAGTTGATGCCCCTGATTCGGCCTGCGTTAATCCCGATACCAGCACGTTGTGCGACGTATTTGCCAATAGCCATATCACTGCTAAAGATACTATCGAGGGTGTCATCAATATCAACCAGAACACAAGATGCAAATTGACGAATGGGTGTTCTGACACCTGCCATGATTGGTGTTGGGATGTTGAGTTTGTGCTTGCTGATTGCGTCGTAGTATCTTCTGACATAACTTAACCTCTTTTCTTTAGGATATTCTGCAAAAATGGTTAGAGCAATCAACATGTACATAAACTGGGGTGTTTCGTATACTCCTCCACCACTTCTGTCTTGTACCAAATATTTATCTACGACTTGCCTAAGACCAGCATATGTAAAAAGAAAATCTCTACTATGATCAATGTATCCATCTGCTTTCTGGATATCTTCTTTGGAATATTTTGAATAAATTTCTGGATCATAGACCTGTTGGTTAACGCATTTGATAATATGGTTTTCTAACGTAGGCATCTCACGTATTTTACCATAAAGACCTTTTCTAATAGAGAAAAGTAATAGTCTTGCTGCAACATATTGGTAATTAGGATTATCTAAAGAGATTAAATCACTTGCAGATTTGATAAGAATATCTTGTATCTCTGCAGTAGTAATACCATCATAAAATTGAATTCCTGATTGTATCTCTACTTGACTTGCAGAGACTCCTGCAAGACCTTTGGTTGCTTCCTCAACCATCTTATGCATCTTTTCTAGGTCAAGGGTCTCAATCCCTCTACCATTTCTTTTCTTGACTTTAATGCCGTTGGTCATATTCGTTTCCAAGTAGTAAATTTGAGATTTGCTTCTAGTCCTTTATATATGTTTGATTCTACTATAGACTGAACATCATGTCCAGCAAGTAACATATCGTTTATGTCCTTTTCCTTTATACTTGTTGGCCAGATGACAACGGAGTCACCTCTATCGATGGTGTCGGAGATTCTTGACGTAATTTCTTTAGACCTTGGTTCGTTATCATAAACCCAAACAGGAGTGCTAACACCCCACTTCCCAACATCACCGTCTGCACCGCACATAGCAATGCTATTGAGTAGGAGCGTTGAGTCGAACGGACCTTCTGTAACGAAGACTGGAGCATCTCCTCTGATGTTATCCAGTCCGTAGATTTTTGGTGCTTCATCATTAATCATTACTGTAATATATTTAACCTTGCTCGGACCTAGCGATCTTCCTTGGAATCCAATCAAGGTGTTCTTATAGAACAAAGGAATAATAATCCTTGGTTCATCATATGTCAAATCATCAAACGTATGTTTATGAGAATTTGACCATTCTTTAAACTTATCCGTGTAATAAAACTTAGTTGGATCTAGTTTTCTCTTTTCTAGATATTGTTTTGCTATCTGATTCTCTGATGCTTTGGGCAAATCCAACTTAGGTTTGAACTTAGGTGTTTCAAACTTGAGTTCTGGTTCTTCTACAACAAAATTTCTACCACCAGCAAATCCTTCTTTAAACTTCTCCATCGCATATTGCTTTTGGAGAAATGGATCAACCTCTTTTAAAAAATTACTAAAAGACATCGAAGCACCACAGTTATGGCACTTGAAATTAGTATTGGTTTTAATACCATAAAGATATCCTCTTGTCTTATTGCGATGCTTTTTAGAGTCACCACAAATAGGACAACGAAAGTTGTAAAGGTTAACCTTAACCTTTTTAAACTTAGATAATTTTGCCGAAACTAATCCAATATATTTTGAATCAATAAGATCCATTCACGAAGTTTATCTAGTTTCTTGTATTATAGTTGCTTGAGAGTCTGGTGTCAATGCACTACCAACAATTCTTTGTCCTACTGGTGATACAATGAAAGATATAATAGCAAGTCCACCAAATATTGACCACATCTTCTTCTCCATTAATCTAAGTCTATCATCTACCTTGCGAATATCCCTCTCACATCCTGCTTTAATCTCCGTACTCTGACGGTTGACTTCTCT